TACAGATAAAGTGGTTCCGATATCTATCAATTATCCATTTTTCTTCAAACCGATTCAAGACGGTATGGATCGTCCCAAGACAGAACTAGCTTATAGAATACCAGCTAGTAAGTTAACAAGACGTAAACTAGATGACAATGTTAAGCTAAAAGAATTACAAGGTCTTGATACAACTATCGATTGGAAAAACACAGGTGATAACTCTTATGATGGTGAAAAGCTAAAACTATTAGCTCATGATGAAAGTGGTAAATGGGAAAGACCTGATAACATATTAAACAACTGGAGAGTTACAAAAACTACATTAAGACTAGGATCAAGAATCGTAGGCAAGTGTATGATGGGCTCAACTTCAAACGCATTAGACAAAGGTGGAAACAATTTCAAAAAACTCTATTACTCTTCAGACGTTACAAAAAGAAATAGAAACGGACAAACATCTTCTGGACTGTATTCTATGTTCATCCCTATGGAATGGAACTACGAAGGATTCATGGATACTTACGGATCACCTGTTTTCATTAGAGAAAAAAATATCGTTAAAGGAATTGATGGTATTGAAATTGAAACAGGAGTTATAGAGCATTGGGAGAATGAGGTAGATGGTCTTAAGGATGATCAAGACAGTTTAAACGAATACTACAGACAATTTCCAAGAACTGAAATGCATGCTTTTAGAGATGAAACAAAAGAAAGCTTATTTAACTTAACTAAGATATATCAGCAAATAGATTATAACTTAGAGTCTAATAATATAGCTGCTGTAACTACTGGAAGCTTTCAATGGGAAAATGGAATTAAAGATTCTAAAGTTATATTTAGTCCACATAGAGACGGTAGATTTAAAATATCTTGGGTTCCACCTGTTAATTTGCAAAACAAAATAATTAACAAGAATAATGGCAAATACCCTGGCAACGAACATATTGGAGCTTTTGGCTGTGACTCTTACGACATTAGCGGTACTGTTGATGGTAAAGGTTCTAATGGAGCATTACATGGACTGACTAAGTTCTCAATGGAAGATGCACCGCCTAATCACTTCTTTTTAGAATATATATCAAGACCACAGACGGCTGAGATATTCTTTGAAGATGTTCTTATGGCTTGTATATTTTACGGTATGCCAATATTAGCTGAAAATAATAAACCTAGATTATTATATTATTTCAAACGTAGAGGTTATAGAGGTTTTTCAATGAATCGTCCTGATAAAACTTGGAACAAGCTTTCTACAACAGAAAAAGAGATAGGTGGAATACCTAACTCAAGTGAAGACATTAAACAAGCGCATGCTGCTGCAATTGAATCTTACATAGAAGAATATGTAGGCATGAGTGAAAATGGTCATGGAGATATGTATCATCAAAAGACATTAGAAGACTGGGCTGGATTTAATATAAATAATAGAACAAAGTATGATGCTTCTATTAGTTCAGGACTTGCTATAATGGCTTGTAATAAAAATAGATACATACCAGTAGCTATTAGACAAAAGAAGTCTATAAATCTAGGCATTAAAAGATACGATAACACAGGTTATAATTCAAAAATAAAATAAATGATAAATACTAATTACAATAGTTCTTTTCCAGATCAAGTAGTTCCAGATGCGGAAAAAGCTACTTATGAGTATGGACTTCAAGTCGGTAGAGCTATTGAATCTGAATGGTTTACTAACGATAATGGTTTTACAGATAGATTTGGTAGTAATTATAATTCTTTTCATAACTTAAGATTATATGCAAGAGGAGAACAATCTGTTCAAAAATACAAAGACGAACTTTCTATTAATGGTGATTTATCTTATTTAAATTTAGACTGGAAACCTGTACCTGTAATACCTAAGTTTGTTGACATAGTTGTTAATGGTATGTCTCAAAGAAATTATGAAATAAAAGCTTATGCTCAAGATCCTGAGTCTTTAGTTAAAAGAACTGCTTATGCTGAGTCTTTAATGAGAGATATGAGACAGAAAGATCTTATAAACCAAATAAGCCAAATAACTGGTATGGATGTTTCTAAGTCAGGTGGTAAAGGTTTAGAGATGGAGAGTGAGGAAGATATAGAACTTCACATGCAGATGAGTTACAAAGAATCTATTGAAGTAGCTGAAGAAGAAGTAATTAACAATGTACTAGCTAATAACAAATACGATTTAATTAGAAGAAGATTAAATTATGACTTAACTGTATTAGGTATATCAGCTGTTAAAACTGATTTTAATAGATCTGAAGGAGTTACATTAAACTATGTTGATCCAGCTAGTTTAGTTTATTCATATAGTGAAGATCCTAATTTTGAAGATTTATACTATGTTGGAGAAGTTAAGTCTATTAGCTTGCCAGAATTAAAAAAGCAATTTCCTTATTTAACTGCTGAAGAATTAAAAGAAATACAAAAGTATCCAGGTAATCAGAATTATACTAGAAACTGGAGCGGTCGTTATGATGATAACACTGTTCAAGTAATGTACTTTGAATATAAGACTTATGCTAATCAAGTATTTAAAATAAAAGAAACAGCTACTGGTCTTGAGAAAGCTATAGAGAAAACTGATAACTTTAACCCACCAGAAACTGATTCGTTTTCAAAAGCATTTAGAGCTATTGAAGTTCTTTATTCTGGAGCTAAAATATTAGGACATAACAAAATATTAAGATGGGAACTAGCTGAAAACATGACTAGACCTTATGCTGACACTGTTAAAGTTAACATGAATTATAACATCGTAGCTCCTAGAATGTATAAAGGTAGAATAGAGTCTATAGTTTCACGTATAACTGGTTTTGCTGATATGATACAGCTAACTCATTTAAAACTGCAACAGGTAATGTCTAGAGTGGTTCCTGATGGAGTTTACTTAGACATGGATGGTTTAGCAGAGGTTGATCTAGGTAATGGTACTAACTATAACCCAGCAGAAGCATTGAATATGTATTTTCAAACAGGTTCTGTAATTGGTAGATCAATGACTCAAGATGGTGGTATGAATCCTGGCAAAGTACCTATACAAGAATTACAATCTAGTTCTGGTGGTAACAAAATACAGTCTCTTATACAGACTTATGAGTATTATCTTAAAATGATTAGAGACGTAACGGGACTTAATGAAGCTAGAGACGGCACATTGCCTGATAAGCAATCATTAGTTGGTTTACAAAAACTTGCAGCTGCTAACTCAAATGTAGCAACTAGACACATACTTCAAGCTAGCTTATACTTAACTCTTAGAACATGTGAAAACATATCATTAAGAATAGCTGATGCTTTAATGTTTCCTTTAACTATGCAGACATTGGCTTCTAGTATATCTAGATACAATGTAGCTACTTTGCAAGAGTTGTCTCAAGTTAATATGCATGACTTTGGTATTTTCTTAGAGCTAGAACCTGATGAAGAAGAAAAACAAGTGTTAGAGCAAAACATACAAATAGCTTTAAAAGGTGGTCAAATAGATTTAGAAGATGCAATTGATATTAGACAAGTTAACAATTTAAAGTTAGCTAATCAAATGCTTAAGAAAAGAAGAAAAGAAAAGCAAGCTAGAGATCAGCAGATTCAACAACAGAATATGCAAGCTCAAGCTCAGTCTAATGCTCAACTAGCTGAACAAACCGCTATGGCGGAAGCTAATAAGCAACAAGTTTTAACTGAACAAAATATTGGTTACGAACAAGCTAAGTCTCAATTTGCTATACAAAAAATGGAAAGAGAAGCTCAGATTAAGCAGCAGTTAATGGAATTAGAATTTAATTACAATATGCAGTTAACTCAAGCTCAATCAAAAGCTAAGCAACAAGACGAAACAATTAAAGAAGATAGAAAAGATCAAAGAACAGAAATGCAAGCTACACAGCAGTCTGAACTTATAGATCAAAGAAAAAACAACTTATTACCTAAAAACTTTGAATCCGCAGGTAATGATACAATGGGCGGTTTCGGTTTAGAGCAATTTGGCCCTAAATAATTTTTAATAACTATTATATTATATTATGTCAGAAGAAGTAACAGAAAACCCTAAAGGGGAATTAGAACAAGGTGAGTTTAAGGTTAAGAAACCTAAAGTAAAAAAACTTACTAATAAAAAAGCAACAACATCTAAAATAGATTTATCTCAAAAAGAAGAGGTTAAAGAAGAAAAACCTGTAGATAAAGTAATTATTAAAGAAGAACCTGTAATTAAAGAAGAAGTAGTTGAATCAAAAGAAGAAACCACATCTCCTATATCTGAAATCACAGAAGAAGAAGTTGTTGAAGAAGTAAAAGCACCTATAGTAGAAAACGTTGTTGAAAGACAACCAGAAATAAAACTACCAGAAAACATAGAAAAGCTAGTTAGCTTTATGGAAGATACAGGTGGAACAGTTGAGGATTACGTTAGATTAAATGCTGACTACTCAAATGTAGATAAAGATACTTTATTAAAAGAGTATTACAAACAGACTAAGCCACATCTTGACATGGAGGAAGTTAACTTCTTAT